CAGCAGCCCACTGTGGTTCCTCGATGGACCAAGCAGCCACAGCATCGCCAGCATCACCGCCCATGTCCGAAGGGCTGTCCGCAAACACAAGGTTCGCCTGGTGATCGTCGACTACATCCAGAAGGTGAAGGCAGCCGACCGATCAGAAAAGCGCACCTATGAGGTGGCTGAAGTATCCGGCAAGCTAAAGGAGATCGCCGTCCAGACAGGTGTGGCCATGCTCGCCCTGGCGCAACTAAACCGAGAATCCGAAAAGGAAAAGGGCCGTCAGCCAAAGCTGAGTGACCTGGCCGACAGCGGGCAGCTCGAGCGCGACAGTGACCTGGTGGCCCTTCTAAACCGTGACAGGACCGAGGCCTCCGGCGAAGCTGCCATTATTATCGCAAAGCAAAGAGACGGCGAATGCGGCCACGTCAAACTCCATTACGAAGGCCAGTTCTGCCGGTTCACCGACCCATCACCATCCTTCCAATGAAAATACCCTACGACCTCGACCGCATCAAACTCCTGCACGAAGCCCCCAACCTGGTCGCCCTGGCAATCAAGCGTGGCTGGATGTCCTACCCGCACAGCGTCAAGCTCAGCGCCCTAGGCACGCCCATCGTCGTGACCGAGGACCAGGAGCCCGACTACTACGAGATCACCGCCACCGCCCAGGATGCGGACGTGTGTCGCAAGGCCTACGACTTGCGCGAGCGTAACCTTAGCCTCGACGATGTGGCCAAGGCGTGCGGTGTTGCCCGTGGTTCGGTGGCTTACATCATAGCCAAAGGCCATGAGATGTATTTGAGGCAGCAAAGGATAGGGCATAGTACAATAGACACATCTGTTAAACCTGCAAATATGTAAGGAATCTTTTGCCATATCTCCAATAACAGGTGAACGCGAGACCCCTATCAATTTCTGCGAGTAATGCTTTCATCAAATAATTTATGCCTAACCAAATACAATTCCTCGTCGACCAGTTCGGCCTGGCCAACACCGCCTGGTTTATCCGGCTGATGAAAAGCGGCACCACTCCAGAGCAGATCGTCGGTTCCCTGGTGCCCAGCAACTACGACAGCCGAAGGGACGGCGTCTTCCGAGCCCTGCAATTTGCAGGCAACCTGCCCGACTCGATGATGCCCCAGGAGATCAAGGACGCCTTACAACCATGACCCAAAAGGAATACGGCGACCGCATCGGTATAAGCCAGCCGCGGGTCGCACAGCTTATATCTCAGGGAATGCCCATGGACTCCCCCGAGTCGGCCGACCTTTGGCGATCTCAACACGTCAGATCGCGAGCCAAGTCTATTCCTAAACAGAAGAACGTACCGGACCCCACCGCAATCGAACAGGAAGGCCCCTACAGGCCTATTGAAGCAGAGAGCCCTCTCAACACCGCAACAGCCGCTACCGACTCGCCAGAAGGCGCTTACGAAAGGCAGCGCCAAATCGAGCGTGCAGCCTATGACCTGGCGGTCGATGCCCTCCGCGGTGGTCGAGCCGACGCCGGCCGGCTGGTCGCCATCCATGCCGCGGCAGCTAAGAACCTCACGTCGGCCCGTGACGAGGTAATCACCCAGGCCGAGAAGGAACGGCGCCTGGTCTCCGGCGACTGGGTGCGTCGGGTGATGCAGGAGCACGACGGCGCCGTGGCCTCGCTGATCAAGGCCATGCCGAAGCAGCTCTCCGGCCGGATATCACCGCACGACCCCGAGCACGCCGAGCGCGAGCTGACCCGGTGGGTCCAGGAGGTGGCGCTCAAGACCCTACACAACACCGACCCATGGAAAACCTGACCGACCTCCAGCGCTCCCTCCTGGACTACCGCCGCAATCTCTACCGGCCGACACCGATGCAGACGGTGGTCGACTGGGCCGAGGCATCGCTCCGGCTGACCCAACGGCAGACCGAGCACCCAGGACCGTTCAGCACCTCGGTTCGACCGTATACCCGGGAACCCATGGAATGTTGGAAAGACCCGACGGTCTACGAGGTGACCCTCTGTTGGGGATCGCAGACATCGAAGACGACCACCCTGATGGCCGGCCTGGCCTGGCTAATCGCCAACGAGCCGAGCCCGGCCTTGTGGCTGATGCCCACCGAGAGCCTCGCCAGGTCATTCTCCAAGTCACGCTGGCTGCCCATGCTCGAGGACAGCCCGGCCATGCTCGAGTGCTACCCGGCCGAGGCTGATAAAATAACCAACCTCGAGCAGAACTTCACCAGGTCGACCCTGACTTTCGTAGGATCCAACAGCCCGGCCAACCTAGCCAGCCGCCCGGTTCGGGTGCTCATCGCCGATGAGGTGGACAAGTTCGCCGAGGCTACTGCCCGGGAGGCCGACGCCCTGGACCTGGCCGAGCAGAGACTCAAGAGCTTCAGCAGCTCCAAGGCCTTCATGACCTCAACACCCACCGTGGTCGAAGGCCGGATCTGGCAGCGCTTCCTCCGCGGTGACCAGCGCCGCTACTACCTGCCCTGCCCACACTGCCGGGAGTACATCAAGCTCGAATGGCGGCAGGTGACCTGGGACGACGCCAAGGCCGAGGACGGCAAGCACGACCTAGGCAAGATCCGATCCTCGGCTCACTACGTCTGCCAGTTGTGCCAGGGCAAAATCACCGACTCTCACAAGGTCGCAGCCCTCCGACATGGCCAATGGCGCCCAGAGAATCCAAACGCCATGCCTGGTGTGCGGTCCTACCACCTGAGCAGCCTCTACAGCCCCGACCGCAAGTGCACCTGGGGCTATCTGGCTGTCTCGTTCCTCGAGGCCAAGGCATCGATGGCCGGCCTCCAAGGCTTCATCAACGGCAACCTTGCAGAGCCCTGGGAGCAGCAGGACGTGCAGCAGGAGCGTACCGAGACCTCGGCCACCGTGACCGTCGATGGCGGCCGCCGCTATCTGACCGCCGACGTCCAGGCCGTGGCGCCATTCTTGTGGTGGGTGTGCCGCGAGTGGAAAGACGGCAACTCTACCCTGATTGCTGCCGGCCATGCCGATGACTTTGCAGCCCTTCGCCGGGTGCAGGTGGCCCTCGAGGTTCACGACATGGATGTCGGCATCGACAGCGGCTTCAACACGCAGACGGTTTACGACGCCTGTGCCTCCTATTCCTCGGTGACCTCCAACCCGATCAACTTCCCTTGTGGGCTCCGATACCCACCGGAAGGCGGCCTCCGCAAGCCCATGGTAATCGGCTGGATGCCACTCAAAGGCCGGGAGACCGGCGCCCGGTTTACTGCAGCCACCGGGGCGGTGCACCCTTTCGGCCTGTCGACATCATCCTCGATGAGGACCGACGTTGTGCAGCCCCTCCTGGTGTTCGACACCGAGCACCTCCGCGATATGCTCTCCAGGCTAAGGAAGGGCGACATCGACCGGGAATGGGGCGTCCATCAGGATCCGCCCAGCGTCCAGGCCGAAGGTGCCTACATCGCCGAGCCCGACCTCTACTGGCGCCACCTGGACTCGCACGTCCTACGTCCCCAGGCCAACCGCGCGGGTCGCATTAAGCACGTCTGGGTTAAGAGGAACCAAAAGTGGCCCGACCATCTGCACGACTGCGAAATCATGCAGCTCGCCATGGTGATGCTTTGGAATGATCTGGTCACGTCAAGCGAGTCAATAGCCAGCTAACCTATTGAAGTCACCCTGGGATCGGTGAAGATCCGCCCGAGGTGTTCACGTTTACCGTAGCCATCAAGAGGGCCTATCTCCGCAGTGTCTACTCGACACTGGGCGGTGTGACGCTCCTGGCTGCCCTGGCTGCTAAGTCTATCGCCGCGGCCACAGTGATCGAATCCGGCCAGGTGGTCCGGTCGACCTCATCCTCCGATGTGTCGGTCGAGTTTGCCGAGCCCGGCAAAGGTGCCCCCACACCTTCTGAGATGGTCGAGATGTGGGAAAGCCTGGTCGACGATTATGACCTGGCTGTCTATTACCTCGAGCAGGACGGCAACCTTACGCCCACCGACGCCCAGATCTACACCAAGATGGTGACCGTGGTGCTCATTGCTGCGACATCCTACGGCGGCGACTTCTCCAACTTCCGCCGTGAGGCGAGCTATCGAGGCATGAGCTGATGGGATTCCTCGACACCATCCTGAGCAAGTTCCGGTCGGCGCCTGTCGACCGCTACGAGGGCGCGTCCAACTCGATCCGCCGGTCCTTCCTGGACACCAGCTACACCTCGGTGCGGTTCGATGTGACTGCCTCGACCCGGCAGCAGATCGTGCGAAAGTCCCGATTCTTCGAGCAGAACAACGCGGTGATGAATCGCCTGGGTGACCTGTTTGAGAACTACACCGTCGGCAGCAACTTCTCGGTGCAGCCGGCTTCCTCGAATCCCGACTGGAATCTCCGAGCTAAGAAATGGTGGGACACCTGGAGCCGATACCCTGACATCGGATCCCGGCAGTCTTTCGGCACCCTGATGTCGCTGGCAGCCCGTGGCTGGTTCTACGATGGGGAATCCTTTATCCTCCTGACCAAGGGCGAGACCGGCCGGCCCCGATTGCAGCTCATTGAGCCGCAGCAAGTGTCGACACCCACTGGCCAGGAGGGCCTTCCCGATGTGTTCGACGGCGTCCGGTTCGACCCCAAGACAGGTCGGGCCATCTCCTTCTATTGCGGCCAGGAGCAGCAGCAGGGACAGCTCACCGACATCCGGTCCATTTCTTCCGACTCGGTGGTCCACATCTACGAGGCCCAGCGTGCCGGCCAGCTCCGCGGCCTGCCTTTTGTGGCTTGTGTGATCAACGACCTTCACGACCTGGACGATCTCCAGAAGCTCGAGATGGAGTCCTGCAAGCTCGCCTCCAGCGTGGCCCAGGTGATCAAGACCAGCTCCGGCGAGGTTCAGGCAACTAGCCTCCGATCCGGTGTTGCTGGATCCCAGGGCACCGCTCAGAACTACTACGAGAACATTTTCGGCGCCTCGGTCAAGGTCATGAAGACCGGCGACGAGTTCGAGCAGTTCGGCGCTGACCGCCCAAATGTAAATATGCGCGAGTACTGGCGCAGCCTCACCGAAAAGGTGTGCGCCGGCGTCGGTATTCCTTACGTCCTGGTGTTTCCAGAATCGATGCAGGGCACCGTCTACCGTGGCTCACTCGATATGTCCTCGGTGTGGTTCCGCAGCCGTCACCAGGTGATGGCCTCGGCCGCCCGGCGTATCTGGGAATACGTCATGGAGTACGCCATCCGCACCGACCCGACACTCAGAGACAGCCCCGACGACTGGTACGAGGTGGCCATCCAGGCGCCCCGAGCCCCTAACGTCGACGTCGGCCGCAACTCTGCCGCCCAGCTAAACGAGCTTGGTGCAGGCATTACCACCTACGACGAGATTTACGGCGCCCGAGGCATCGACTGGCGATCCGCCCTGGAGGCCAAGGCCCAACAAGCCCGGTACATCCAAGACCTGGCAGTTAAGTACGGCCTCGATGTCTCACAGATCTCGACCGCTCAGAAGCAGCCGATAGCACCAGAGCCAGCCGCGGCCGCTCTCGAGCAGCCCCCTTCCGAAGAAATGCCCGAGCCGATCCCGGCCGAGCCCATCGAAGAGGTGGTTGCGGTGATCGAGCCCAAGAAGCGGAAAACCAGAGCCAAGAAAACCGAATGACTAAAGTTACCAACTGGCTTTCCTACAGCCCCCGAGCCTCGGTCCATGAGCCGGCGGTGCTCCAGATATTCGACCAGATCGGCGAGGACTGGTTCGGTGGTTCAGGCATTTCTGCTAAGGCATTCTCCGATGCTCTCCAGTCTGTAGGCCCCGGCCCCCTGGTGGTCGAGATCAACAGCCCAGGTGGCAACGTCTGGGACGGCCTGGCCATCTACAATATGCTTCGAGGCCGGCAGGCGCCGGTGACTACCCGGGTGGTCGGCATCGCTGCATCGATTGCTTCGATCATTGCCCTGGCAGGTGACAGCATCGAGATGGCCGAGGCCTCGCTGTTCATGATTCATGACCCGTCTGGAATGGTGGCAGGCACCTCAGACGATATGCGGAAGATGGCCAACGCCCTCGACCAGCACGCGGAGATCCTGGCCGGCATCTACACCAAGCGCACCGGCAAGACCTCAGCTCAGATCCGCGCGGCAATGACCGCGGAAACATGGTTCACCGCCCAGGAGGCCATCCAGTTCGGTCTGGCCGACAAGACCACCGAGCAGCTCGCCATGGCCGCCTGCTGGCATCCTCGGGCTGTGACCAAGACCGCCCCCGAGACCGTCCGAAGCAATCTCCGGCGAGGCCTCGAGCAGTATGCCGAAGGCCTGGCCGGTGATGGCCTCGAGAAGCAGACCGTCCTGGACGCCGAGGCCCTGGTGGCCGG